CTATACAATCATTTACAACGTTAAAATCAGTCTAAATCGTTCTAAATCATAGTATTTAGATATTTAAATAGAGGGGCTAAAATGGTTATTTTTTCAAGGAGAAAGAAATGGACAAAACATTATTAAAAGCTTACATTCGTACTGTTGTGGAAGAAGAAGTTAACAGAATTCTTCCAGAACTTTTGGGTGAAGCTGTGGCACAAATTAAAGGTACACAACAAGTTAATGAAACCGTATCAGTACCAACTAAGCCAAAACTTGACCGTTCAAAGTTGGCAGCAATGATGGGATTGGAACGTATCGGTGATACCATCACTGCTACGACAAAAAACATGCCTCTCCCAGAAAATATTCCACAAGGTGTTGATTTAAACAGTCCATCAGTAAAACCAGCGGTAGACGCTATCACAAAGGACTATAGCGCTTTGATGAAAAAGATGGGATTGAGTAAGTAAGATGGCAAAAACTGCCTATCTCGGGTCAACACTTCCATTACAACGCGGTAATCGTGGATATTTCCAAACCACAGTAGATCCTTTGGAAAATGAAAAGTCAAAGTTTATCAATTTAATATTAACTAAAAAAGGTGAACGAGTATCAAACCCAAACTTTGGATGTGACTTATGGCGTTTACTGTTTGAACAAAAAAATGGTGACACGCAAGATTTAGCTAAACAATACGTTACTGATGCGGTCAATTTATTCATGCCATACTTAGTTTTACAAGACATTCAAATAACAAATTTGGATACATTTTTGAATGACAATTTTATTACCTTATACGTAAAGTATGGGTTTTCAAATAATCCATTAGCATCGGATTCTGTATTACTGAGTCTTGGAGCTGGTGGCATTACTACATCTGGAAGAGTTGCGGGGTCGAGTGGTGTAGATGCACAAAATGACCCACAAACAATAAGATCTTTGGGAAGAAGAACAACTTCCAATGGATTAACTATTTAATTTGAGATAGGAAATGGCTACAACCAACAATGTATTAAACAAACTATCTGTAGCACCGAAGGAAGTTAGCTACCTAAATAAATCTTTCGTAGATTTTAAAGGTGATTTAATTACCTTTATAAAAAACTACTATCCTACAACTTGGACGGACTTCAATGAAGCAAATCCAGGTATGATTATGTTAGAACTAGCTGCATATGTTGGTGATGTACTATCATTCTATGTAGATAATCAATTTAAGGAAAATCTTTTAGCATATGCGGAAGAAGAAGGAAATATTATCACCATAGCACAAGCTATGGGATACAAACCAAAAACTATAGTACCAGCAACAGCTGAAGTATTAATATCTCAAATTGTTCCTGCTCTTGGTGCTGAAGAAGGATATATTCCCGACCCAACATACTTTCTCAAAATAGATAGAAACTCTACAGTATTTACACAAGCACCGAATGTAGTAACATTTAGAACAACAGAAATTGTAGATTTTTCTGATCCAATGAATAGATCTGTGGTTCCAAGAACACTAGATTCTACAACGTTATTACCAATAACATACTTAGTTACTAAAAAAGTAAATGTTATTGCTGGAGATGTACGACAAGAAACATTTACATTCGGTGATCCAGAAAAATTTTCTACAATTACAATGGGAGATGTAAACGTCACAGGTATAAGTGATGTTGTAGATGCGGATGGTTATAGATTTTATGAAGTAGATTATTTGGGTCAAGATACAATCATTGACGATAAAGATGTAAGCTATGTTGCAAGTGTAAGTGAGTCGGCAAGTCCATCTTACGCAATAAAATACAGAACAGTTCCTCGTAGATTTGTCACACGATTAACACCTGATAAACGAACACAATTAATATTTGGTTCTGGAAGAGGAAATGCATCGGAAGATATCGTATATCTAGATTCTCAACAGGTTGCAAATTCCGAATATGGTACACAATTAGCCAGTGTCTCACTAAGTAACACAGATTTACTAAACACAGATAATTTTGGAATCGCACCCGCAAACACAACATTAACAGTAACATATTTTTCTGGTGGTGGTGTATCTAGTAACGTAGCATCAGGTACGATTGTAAACGTAGGACAATTAAATATATTAAACAGAACAACAGAATTGAATCAATCCGAACTTGATTTGTTTAATGATACTGTTAGCAGTGTCACCGTATTTAATGAAATGCCAGCAACGGGCGGTCAGGATGGAGAAACTGTTGAAGAAATTCGTCAACGTGCACTAGCAATTTATAGTTCACAAAACAGAATCGTTACACGAAGAGACTACGAAGCACGGGTACTCGCAATGCCAGCAAAATATGGAGCGGTAGTAAAAGTTTTAGCTGTACCTGACACCGCACAAAGCACCATACAGGCAGAACAAACACCGGAAGGACAAGTTATTAACTCACCAAAACCAAACGCAATAAATCTGTACGTTCTTGGATATAATCAAAGTAAAAAGTTAACCACGCTTAATAGTATGGTTAAGAAAAATCTTCAACAATATTTGGCACAATATAGAATGTTAACTGATCAAGTAAACATTTTAGATGCATTTATTGTAAATATCGGTGTAAACTTTGATATTACAGTATATAAAAACTATAATATGTCTGACGTTATGGCATTATGTTTGGGTGCTGTAAAAGAATACTTCGATAACAGTAAGTGGAATATTAATCAACCGATTCGTTTGGGTGATTTAGCGTTATTAATACAAGCACAAGATGGTGTACAAAGTGTAAATTTCTTGGAAATTACAAACAAGTATTTCTATAAAGATGGTAGAGACTACCAACAATACCGTTATGATATAGCAGATGCAACCGTTGATGGAATTGTATATCCATCACTAGACCCATGTATCTTCGAAGTTAGATACCCAGAAGATGATATTGTAGGAAGTGCAAAACAATGAGATTATTCCTAACCGCCTCCGCAGATAATACTTTATATCAACGAAATCCAACAAATAATGCGGGACTGGACGAAGTTATTGAGGTTGGTAAAGTAGCAAATCCAGAAGATTTGGAAATTGCATATTCTTCAAGTGCAGCACGTGCACTGGTAAATTTCAAATTACCAACAAGTGGTTCTATACCAAAAACCGCTTCGTTTTATTTAAATTTACGTATTGCAAACGCACAAAAACTACCATATTCACAACAACTAGATATATATCAAATTTCTGGTTCTTGGACAGAAGGTAGTGGATACTATGTTCAACAAACAGTGAATTCTCGTGACGGTTCAACCTGGAGACAATCCAATACATCTGTATCTTGGAGTACTGCCGGTGGTGACTATTACGCAACACCATCACAAAGTATCACACTGAACGAGTATCCATTACAAGATTTGCATGTAGATGTATCAAATATAATGCAACCATTTATATTTGATAACGCAGATTGGTCAACCTTCAAAGGATTCATCATAAAATATCCGTCTGCTTCCGAAGCAGATTATACTAATGAAGGAATCCAAAAGAAACATACGTTCGTGGGTCAAAAGAAAAGATAAGATTTGTAGTTAGAGACAAATATCCACGAAAGAATTTTGATGCAACATTAAGATATAAAAATGTTTACTATTTACCAACTTCTTCGTATTTCGGTATTGTTGATAGACAAGCAGGAGCAACAGTATCACCAATAGATGCTTTTGCAAAATTAAGTTGTGATGCAACTGGGTCGTATTTTGTATTAGATACTTCAAATTTATACAAGAACAGATATTATTCGATTAATTTAGAAATCAACAATGGTAGTGATGACACCAACATCATCCCAGAAATATTCACATTTTTGGTGAAGTAATATGACTTTTGATGACTTGATTAAAACGTTTAAGGTGCAACCAGACCTCAATAGACAATTCTGGACATCGGAAAACAAACTCAATCCAACCATTCGTAAGGCTCTTTTAAGAATTGCAAAGGAGTTCTATGATAGTATTGAGTTAGAGAACAAACCAAAAATCAAGGACATTGTATTTACTGGAAGTTTAGCAAACTACAATTACTCAGATTATTCTGACGTTGATCTTCATTTATTATTTGATTTTGGAAAGGACAAAGAACTATTATCACAATTTTTCTTGTTGGCAAAATCAAAGTGGAATGATAAACACGATATTACAATCAAGGGGTATGATGTAGAAGTATACGCAGAAGATGAAAAATCACCACACGTATCAACTGGTTTGTATAGTGTAATGAAGGATACGTGGTTAAAAGAACCTAAGAAAGAAACACCTGTATTTGATGAATTGGACGTAAAAACAAAGGTCAATTATTTTGTAAGCATGGTTAAACAACTTTTTCAACAATATCAAGAAGGTAAGTTGGAAGGGTTGGATACCAAGATTGAAAAATTACGTGATAAGTT